CATTTAAAAGAATATTCTTCTCTATATTCTTTTTTTACATGTGCATGTATTTGAATACTTGAATTATTTACATGATGTAGCCAAAACAATCCGACTAAAACACCTCTTTTATTAAAACAACCTATCCACCAGAAATAATGATTTTCTTGAAGTTTAAAATCTTCTTTTTTGTTTCCATCTTCTGAAATACGATTCCAAAGCTCATCATCTTCTGTTATAAACTTTTCTACAATCTTTAAATTTTCTAAATGCTTAAACTCTTTTAGTTTCACTTGTCGAACTCCGTACCAATTATAGAAATGCTTACATCTGTTCCTGCATCAACAACCGCCTGAATTGATCCACCACCTTCAACAGTTAGCCCTATCATTTCTAATGAAACATACGTTTCTGTTCCCGCTAATGGTCTATTAACTATTATTTTATTAGAATCCTCTACTATATCGCCTACTTGCAAAATATATACATTTACAGTTCTAATTGACGATCCTGTATTAATTATCACTAGATCAGATATTAAAAAACGGCTAATATTAGAACTAACTGAACCAACAGAACCTACCGACGTGCTAATTGTTTGACCGCTTGTTAAAATTATACCAGATTTTGTTGCCATATCTATAAATCCCTATTATCTAAATCTTCGATTTTCTTCTTTAATTCAATCAATTCAGCTAACAACATTTTCATAATTGAATTGTTAGAAGATAATAAATTCAATAATGTATCTGCATCATCTACAGATTCACCTGTAAATAATCCCAAATTTTCTAAATATACAATGGTCCTAAAATCAAAGCCTAATTTTTCTAACTCTATCCTATTTGGGGCAGTTATAACTTTAGCTGTCATTTCCACCCTCTATTTTTAGAGATAATTTAATAAATACAGATTTAATAGGCTCTGATATAGTGAATTTAAACATTCTACTATATGCAATTCTTCCTAAACGATGCCATATTTGACGTTTAGTGTAATCACCTTGTTTCCCTATTTTTTTATCACCTGCATTTATAAAATTATTTCCCCCATCATCTGAATAAGACATATTTATTACAGGATCTACTCCTATTACCTTTTCACTAAATGCGCCAACACCCGATTCTGTTTTTAATTCTAATTCACTAACAAATAAAGGTGTCCCGTCACTAGATACATAAGAAGTAATAAATTGCCGATCAACTATTTCTAAATATTCTGTGTAAGCGTTTTTGTTAAATTTCCCTATAAAGCTTTCTGATTTATCACCAACATAAGTAGCACCATAAACATCAACCATTGAATTGACCCTGTAAGATTCTGATTCAGATCCTCTTTGATGCCATATTGGTAAACCTTTTATTGCAGATGCAGTTGCGTCATATACAAATGTTTTTTTTCCAAATGTAAAACAAGCAAAAAAAGAACCGTTTTCTGTATATTTAAAAGCTATTGCATCGCTTAATTCTAATTCTGTTAAATTACTCAATTGGTTATCTATTGCCGATGTACTTATTTTAGATAATCCTCTCCAAACAGACGGAGATTCTCCAGCACCAGAACCAATATATACATAGGAATTGTCAAACTCTACAACAGAAAAACGAGCCGTCAATCCTTTGTCGTTAGATGCCCCAGATATTCTTTCAAAAGGGAACGCTGTGTTTCCTGTATTCTGAAAAACTTCCGTTGTTAGTGTCCCAAATATATACAATTCACCCCTTACAATCATGGCTCTAACTATATCGTCTGGCTTTCGTTCTGCTGTGCTAAAATCTAAAGCATCAAAATTCATCCCATCATTTACAGTAACTAAAGAACTAAGAAAAAATTCCTCTTTAGTTGTATAAATAAAGTACCCATCTTTTGAACACACAGATGTCACGCCCCCAACTTGTGCTTTATAATCCAAAAAAACTACATCAGTAATTAAACTCAATGTATCTGAATTATAAAAATAGCAATCTCCAGAAGGCACTACAATAGACAGGGTTACACCATTATCTGCAAATGATACTTGGCCAGAACCAGAAACAATACCTTTATCGACAAAAGAGCCATTCTCATTTATTAAATATAAATTATTCCCGTTAACCGAAAACATAATATCTTGAAAATTATAAGTTCCTCGGCAAGCACCTGACAATGTTGTAATTCTATCTATTCCTGAAGTTGGAAAAATAGCTTCTCTAGTTACAGCTCCAGATGTTTGTGGAAATTGGGGATAACAATTTAATGATTGTAGATTAGCGACATCTTTACTAAAACTCTCATAAAATCCATTACCTATTGCCAAATCAATTTTAGACATTAAATTAAAACCCATTTAGTTGTACTTATTGCCATTATTGTAATAAATGGGTAATCTGTACTATCTAACTCTATATTTGCATTTCCATCAATTAAATCAGATCCATTTGCATTTATTACAACTTTATTAGAGTCACTTGTTGTATTTTTAATAGTAAAATATTGGCCTTTTGTAGATGCTGTTGTCCATGCGCTTGTAGCTGTCATTAAGTTAATATTAACATCACCGCCAGATGTATCTACACCGACGACAGAATCTGTTAATTGCAATCCATAATTATTGGTTTTCTCTACATATAACCTTAATTGTGAAACTGCTACAGGCAAATCATCAGTTGTTAAGAATCCTAATGCAATTAAATATGATTCAATCGCTGATACAAAATTTGTTATTGAAATTCTTCTTGATGCACTATCTTTAATCACTCGAACAAAATCGAAAGTAGTACTAGAAGCTAAATTTGTTTCTTTTTTACCGCCATTGTAATGACTCATTTTAATCCTCTAATTCTAATTGTTCTGATTCATCATCGAGCATATGTTCACCATTACCAAATAATAGGTCGTCTGAATCTGTATCTTGAAAAAATCTATTATTTAAATAACCACACCCATTATTATGACCTGACCCAGTTGGTAAGGTATCACTAAATCTTGGTTGAGATATATTAACAATTCTATTACGTACAACCATCATATATTTATTCGCAAAAGTTGCGAGTGATTGAGTAACGTTTTTATTGTATTCATCGGCTAATAATAAAGCTAAATTATACTTCATCATACCGTAAGACCAATCAGGAGCAGTAATTTCATCCGAAGAACTCGTTACAACATCATACCCTAAACGGATTCCTTCAACATCTAATGCTAACATCATATCATTCATAGATTCAATTGCATCATTAATTTCATCATCTGATAAATCAACCCCAGAAGATTTTACACCGATTAAAGACATTGACCTGTTTATTATATCTAATGCAGTTGCCATTTTAGCACCTATTCAGATTTCTTTTCTTTTTTCTTGCTTGGTTTCTTATCAGACCAACCCAAATCTATTGCATGAAGATAAGAATTTTCATTCACTCTAACTTCTTGGCCGTTTGGCTTATACATTAAAATCAATTCTACTTTAGACATTTTAACCCCAAAAAAAAGGGTGAAATTAATCACCCTTAGTTGTTATTAAGCTACTCCGAAACCTTGACCACCAAAGAACGGATTAAACGTTGCATAGGCTGGTAGTAAATCGAATCTAATTTTATTTTTATTCGCATCACCATCAGAATATTTTGAAACTCTGATTTGAATACCATCTTTTGTAGTCATAATAGTATCAGTTGCATATAGTTTAGGAAGTGGAACAGAGCCAAGACCAAATGCTTGCTTATGATAAAACATATTTGGCTGATAAACTGTACTAGCTGCTGCATTTAGTATTGTGATTACATCACCAGAAGTTAATGCGCTTGCGATAGTATCATATTGACCGTTAGTTTCAAAGATACCAGCACCAGCCACAAGTAACGTCCCGCCACCACCCGAAAGTGTAACATCTTCCGTTACTGTACCAGCCCAAAGAATTTCAGCACCAGATGCATCTGTAAACCCTGTACGAGTTGATAAGCTTACACGATTACGACCTGTGACCTGAATAATTTCACCAGCTTTTATTGTATCTGAACCCGCACCAAAACCAGCAACAACAATTGATTGGATCATTGAATCTTTATGAGCTACATAAGTAGCTGTCGGTGTACCGTTTAATGTACCAGCACGATTTGCACCAGCCGAAAGTGTACCAGACGTGTAACTAGATAATGCGTTTGATGTAATTGCTTGTAATCCACCAAATTTATTACTAATCAATGAATTTTGCCAAGAAGTATTTACTAGTGAATTATCACCAGAAGATAGCCCACGTTGAGCATCTGCAAGGTTAGTTGTTGTAAATGGATTCATTACATAGTAACGGTCGCCATCATTAGGAACGCCCATTGAATCCATTAAAGCACCTGCACCAGCTACATCAGACCAAGCATCTACAACAGTGCCAGGTGTACCATAATGTAAATTTCCTTGTGATGCCATAAAAGCACCTAACCCAAGTTCTAGTTTTGTAATTAAACGACTAGCTGCTGGTTTTAAAATTTCTGAAAGTTGATCTAGTTGCAATGCTTCTTGCTGACTTGACCAATTCATATGTACAGTCATCCAGTTCTGTACTGTACCTACCGAAGTTCCTGCAATAATATCTGAAGCATCTGTTGATGAAATATCACCTCCAGCAGTTTCATCTACCTTGAAATCGTGAGGTCGTTTAAATTTTACAGTTGTTCCACTTGCTGGATTTAATTCACCTTTTAACAGTTGTGTATCTACTGTTTTTGTTAAAACTCGTGAAGCCTCAAAAGCATCTAAAAATACTCTTGCAACTTTTTCTGTGGTATTACTACCTAAATTATTTACCGAAGCTGACATTTAATAATCCTTACTCGAATGTTGCACCACCAATATTTTTTAACCCATCAGATTTAATATGAGTTGTACCTTTTACGGTTTCAATTGGTTCTGGTGCCTTTGATTGTTTAATTGATTTCTGTTTAGTTAATTCACCTTCTAATTTGCCTAGATACATAGTTTGCTGTATTGGATTCATAGAAGATAAATTTTGTATTTCTTCGGGATGTCTTAAAAGATAATGATCTAATTTGGCACCATTTTCTGAGTTTAATAAAACGTTATTAATCGTTTCATTGTATCCAACATTCCCGACTTCATCTATTGCCTTTTGATAATCTTCATTTTCGGCATGATAAGCAGCCTCTTTTTTATCGAAGGCACTTAATAGATCGTTTTGCTTTTTTTGTTGCTTTTGTTCACTTGCTTGTTTATCCCGCTTTTTAAATTGTTGTTCAACTTGGTAATCAACGGAAGCTGCATTGAACTTTTCTTGATCATAATCAAAATCCTCTAAACTTGGTGCTTTCGTATCTTGTTTAATTGGTGCTTGATTATTTTGTAATTGTTGCTCTAATTCAGCAATTTTACGTTCTTGTTGTTTCTTTTGAGCGTAAACTTGTTTGAATCGATCTTCTGGAACAGTTCTTTTCTCAACTATTTCCGCATCATTTTCTTGAGTTGATTGCTCATTTTCAACAGTTGCCGACTCTGTTTGTGTTTCTACGACTTCGCTTTTTTCTTGATTTTCTAACATTTCGCACCTTTATAGGTTGATTGCATACTATTTCTAGTAAGAATTGTGATATGTGTCACAACTTATTTTTAAATTTATATTATATTCGTTGATTTTGCAAATTATTTGTATTAAGACCATCTTGATTTAATTGTTGTGGTTGTTCAATTATTTCATCTTCCTCAAAAGTTTCTTCTATAATTGTATTGGCTGCATCTGCTGCTTTTTCTTGTGCTTCTATTTCGCTAGGTGTTTCTCTTGTTGAGTTTTTACTAGCATCTGCAAAACTTTTATTCGTGTCTGCATAAGTTTTAGCAATCTCAGCTTTTGTTTTTTCACCATCCAAGATTAAATTATCAACTTCTACTGCAATTTTCTCTGCTTGCATTTTAATAATTTCTTTATTTAGTAATTCTGTAGGATCTGGTTGAGGTGCGTTTTCTTGCATCTTTTTAATTTCATCTTCATTTGGCTCAATTATACCGTTTGCAATCATTGGTTTTCTTAATCTATCTGAAAGGTCCTCAGCAAAAGGGAAATCTAAATTTTTGGCTAATAAATCACCTGATACTTGTGCAAATTGTGGGTCGTTTGAACCTAAAGAAACTAGTGTATTAAGCATTTCAGTTCTTTTTGTTGCGTAACTAGCACCATTGGAAGCAACTACACCGTATTGCCCTAAAGATAAATCATTTACTATTATATCTTTACCTGATTCTTTATCTCGAATAGTTGTATTTATTGGTACAATTTCCTCTGATCCATCTTCGTTAATTATATTTTCTTGTCTTGGTGTATCATAAATTCTAGGTAACAAATCTATTAATAGCTCGGCTGTATATTCAACTGATTTTACTAGATTGTCAGTTAATTCGTAAGTACCTAAATCACCTTGTTGCTGTTGTGCAAGTATTGCTTTTCCTGATTGATTTGCTGGATTGTTGCCGAGTGATGGATCAAAAAAACCAGTAGTAACTTTTACATCATCGCTGGCTTGATTTGCTTGCTCAATTAGTGATGATTGGATAGAAGGTGCGCCAGTCCTAATTGGGCCTCTTCCATCTGGTACTTGATTATATAATTGAATTGGCTTGTCTTTTCCTACTTCGCCTTCAAACCCTGCGACCTCTTTAGCATTTAACCAAGTAGGATCTTTCTTTGCTAATGCCGTTGCTTCAACTATTGCTGATCTTGAATAATTATAAATTCTTTGTGAATCTTTGGCCATTCGAACAATTCCACGAACATACCTAATTCCATCAATAATTATATTATATCCATAAGTCATTACAACAGGGATATGTTTACCAGCCCATTCCTTTTTTTCTTCAAGTATTTCAGCACCAGATATTTTATAGTGAACAATTTTATGTGATTTAATAACTCTTTCTTTAATAACGGTAATTTGCTTAGAAGCTAATTCATCAATTATCTTTTGAGTCTTATCATTTAGCTCTATTGTTTGCCCATCGGATAATAATAATAATTTAATATCTTTTGGTTCTTTGCACCAATAATCTGCAATTCTTATTGAATCTTTACCACACCAACCAGTATGATAATTACTATTATTTTGAGAATCTAAAGTTGATTCTATTGCATCTGGATGTTTATTTCTAAATTCACTTAATGGAATATCTGCAAGTACAAAACACCAATTTGCATCTTTGTGATTATCTTCTGTGCTTCCTACATCAAAATAAACCGAATTACAAGCAGAAGAAATTGATTGTATTGAAATATCTTGTTCGAAAGATTGATCATTAGAGTATCCTGTCGATAATTGCCAAGCACCATACCCACCTGTAACAACTTCTTTAAATGCTGTATTTTGTATATTCTCAAATTTAGATCTATTTTCTATGTTTCTATGTAAACCATTGAACGTTTTAGCAATTTCTTTGGTCGCACCATTATTTAATGGCCTAACTTTCATTCCTATTTTGTTCTGTCTTTGTGTTCCTACTACTAAATTAATAGATGGAGCCACCTTATTAATTTCATACATTGGTTTACCTGCTCTTGCTTTTTGAGCGTTATCATCCCACTGAGCACCAGCAACATGAGCAAATAAAGAATCTTCAACTGCTAGTTCTCTTTGATCTTTTTCTGTATCGTTTACAGCATCCCAGTTAGCCATTATCTCGCTAAATTTATCTTGATTTATATTGTCTTTTTTCTTTGCCACTATTTACCATCCATCATTATATTCTACTATTTGTTTAGGCTTCATATTTGAAACAGGGAAAGCAAAAGTTAAAGCTAATGCATCTGCTGTATTTGGTGAAGGTAATCCACGTTTTTTCATATCTTGTTTTGATTCTAATTGTATTTTCCCATCTAGTGTAGGTTTTGTTTCAACTCCTGTAAGATCTTCTAAAATTTGGTTATTAGGTTCAATTTTTCCGCCTTCTTTTAGCCATTCTTTAGCCTCGCCCCACATTTCAGCACGTTTGTTTTTATAACCTTCGTTAATAACTTTGCCTGAGAAACTAACTAAAACCCAATCACGACCAATTGTTTTTCCAAAACTTGCTATCCCTGTCCCATAACCTAGATCGATAAAAACTGCATCTGCATTATATCGATCTTCATATCTTGCTATTTTATTGCCTATTTCTATATCATTATCATTGTATTGAATTTCTTCTAATATTTCAAAGTGCAATCCTTGACGTTTACCAATTACTAATGGATCTTCACCTGTCCAACTTGGATCTACTGAAATAATAGTAGGTGCAAAATTATATTGCTGTCTCTTATACACATCTCCGAGCCCACGAGACTA